CTGGTGGCCTATTCCGCCACCCAATGGTTCACTGTTCCGCTTCTGGCGTCCTAGTGGCGGTTATCTACCTTCGACACGAGCGACATGGGGAAAAGGTCGCCTGCGGTGAGGCTGAGGCCCGTCATGATGAAAGTCATGGCTGGCGTCGGTTTGATCCGCACGACCCCGGACGGACGTTTCCCGAACCGGCCCCGGTTGTCGTCGCCGAAGAGCCGGCGCAATGGGCAAACCGCGCCGTGTTGAACAAGGATGGCTCTGTGCGTCAGAAGTCCGGACGCAAGCCGAAAATCTAGGGGCCGAAAATGACCACCAGCGCGGGCGACATCATCAACGGCTCTCTTCGTCTTCTCGGCATCCTGGCTGAAGGCGAAACGCCGTCCGCCGACATGAGCGCCGACGCGCTCACCGCCATGAACCAGATGATTGAGTCATGGGATACCGAACGCCTTGCCGTGTTTACCACGCAGGAACAGGTTGTGACGTGGCCCGCAAGCCAGCACACCCGCACGTTCGGGCCTACCGGGCAACTTGTTGGAAACCGGCCAATTGGTGAGCTGGACAACAGCACGTACTACAAGGCCAACGGGATAAGCTACCCGATCACCGCAATCAATCAGTCGATGTATAACAACATCGCCTTGAAGACGGCGACCTCGACGCTCCCGCAATACATCTACATGAACTCGTCGTTTCCCGACGTGGACCTGTATCTATATCCGGTTCCGACGCAGGCGCTGGAGTTTCACATTGTCAGCGTTGAACAACTTGACCAACCGGCTGTTCTGGCGACCACGCTTGCGTTCCCGCCGGGTTATCTAAGGGCCTTTCGCTACAACCTGGCCTGCGAGATTGCGCCAGAGTTTGGGGTTGAGCCGGCCCCGACCATTGCGCGGATCGCGATGGCGTCGAAGCGCAACCTCAAGCGGATCAACAATCCGGGCGATGTGATGAGCTTCCCGAACAACCTGATTGGGCTGCCGGGCTCCCGCTTCAACATCTTCAGCGGAGAGCCCTTCTAGTGCGTCAGGCCATTGTCGGGGGCGCCTATGTCGCCCGTAGCGTCAACGCTGCCGATAACCAGATGGTCAACCTCTTTCCGGAAGCGGTTCCGGAGGGTGGGAAGGCTGCTGGATGGCTTCAACGCGCTCCGGGCCTGAAGTATCAGCAGACAACGGGAGATGGCCCCATCCGGGGCTTATGGACGCTTTCCGACAAGTCGCGTTTTTTCGTCGTTTCGGGAACCGAGGTCTATATGCTTACCGGCGTTACGGCCACCGCAACGCTCATTGGCAGCGTGACCGGTGCTGGTCAGGTCAGCATCACCGACAACGGAACGCAGGTTTTCTTCGCCTGTAACCCGGACGGATTTATCTACAACGTCAACACCCACGCCTTCGCCCAAATCACCGATCCGGACTTTCCAGGAGCGGTGACTGTTGGATACCTCGACGGCTATTTCGTGTTCAATGAGCCGGAAAGTCAGCGGATATGGGTAACGACGCTGTTGGACGGATCGTCGGTTGATCCGCTTGATTTTGCTTCCGCTGAAGGAAGTCCGGACGGTCTGGTTGCGATCATCATCAACCATCGCGAGGCGTGGCTGTTCGGAACGGGAACGGTCGAAGTCTGGTATGACGCCGGACTGGCCGATTTCCCTCTGGCGCGCATTCAGGGGGCATTTAACGAAGTCGGCTGCGTCGCGCCTTACACGGTCGCAAAAATGGATAACGCCGTCTTCTGGCTTGGTCAGGATGATCGCGGTCAGGGTATTATTTACCGCGCGGCCGGCTATCAGGCGGAACGCATATCGACGCACGCCGTAGAGTGGAAAATCCAGCAGTCCACGGATTTGGGGGCCGCCACCGCCTACACTTATCAGCAGGACGGCCATTCGTTCTACATGATAAACGTCCCCGACCTGATGACCACGTTTTCCTATGATATGGCGACGCAGCTCTGGCACGAGCGCCGTGGCTTCAGTGATGGCGACTTCACGCGCCATCGCGGCAACGCACAATGCAATTTTAACGGCGCCATCGTCATCGGGGATTACCAGACGGGCGACCTTTACACTTTCGATCTGGAAACCTACGCCGACAACGGGGAGATTCAGAAGTGGCTGCGCTCCTGGCGGGCGCTTACCCCGGGTAGAAACAACCTCACTAGGACCAGTCATCACAGCCTGCAACTTGATTGTCGGACGGGGGTGGGGCTCGTCACCGGTCAAGGTTCCGATCCGCAGATCATGCTTGAATGGTCAGATGACGGCGGACATACGTGGTCCAATAGCCACTGGCAGCCAATGGGGGCGATTGGCGCGACGCAGACGCGCACCATTTGGCGGCGGCTTGGGATGACGCTAAAGTCCCGTGATCGGGTTTACCGTATTTCCGGAACCGATCCCGTGCCTATCGCCATCATGGGGGCGGAGCTGAACATCACGCCAACGGGCGCCTAAGCATGGCCGCGCCCGACATTACGAATATTCCGGGGACACGCCAGCCGGTGTTGGCCCCGGACGGAACGATGGACCGGGTTTGGTATCGTTTTCTGTTTAACCTGTTCAATCTGACGGGCGCCGGTTCAACCCCTGCCTCGATTCCCGATCTGTTGATAACGCCGTCTCTGGATACGCGATACGATCCGAGCGGAACGCAGGCGCTGTCGGAAGTGGAAACGCTTCCCGATGTGGTGGACCTGTCCCCGGTCTATGCGGCCATTCAGGGGCTTGCGGTGGCCCCACCTGCATTCTCTGGAACGGTGGCCCAGATAGACACGGGAACGGGCCTTACGGGTGGCCCCATTACCGTAGCGGGGACGATAGCTCTGGCGGATACCGCTGTGACCCCGGGGGCCTACACCTCGGCCAATATCACGGTTGACGCTCAAGGTCGTCTCACAGCCGCCGCAAGTGGCGCGGGCGGGTCGGTCACCAGCATTACGGCTGGCGCGGGGTTGACCGGCGGGACCATTACCGCGTCCGGCACGATGGCTATTGATTTTGCCAGCGCCAACACATGGACAGCGCGGCAGATATTCAACCGCCCGAATACTCCGGTGTTGACGGTTGCGACCCTTCCCGCAACCCCGGCAGCGGGCGACCGCAGCATGGTCAATGACGCGCTTGCTCCAGCGTTTGGGGCGGCCGTGGCTGCTGGGGGCGCAGCCATTGTTCCTGTCTATTATTCCGGCGCCGCATGGCTAGTAGGGTAGAAAAATGGCTGTAAACGTATCGGTTCTCATCCCGGCCAAAATCGCGGAGAGCGCCCAGACAACCCAATACACCAGCACCAACGTTGTTACGCTGATCGACAAGTTCACGGCCCGGAACTATTCTGGCGGGGCGGTGACGCTGGCGGTTAACCTCGTGACGTCGGCGGACACGGCGGGCAATCAAAACCTTGTCGTTTCCAAGTCGCTCGCGGCAGGAGAAACCTACACGTTCCCTGAGATTGTCGGCTTTGCGCTGGCGGCGGGTGGATTTATTTCCACGATTGCCGGTGCGGCGACATCGGTGATGATCCGTGCGTCCGGGCGATCGATCACATGAGCGCCGTAGCCGCCCGCTCCCCCGTTGATGCGCTTCAAGCCGCCATGCTGGAACATCCCCAGGTCGAACTTGAGACCGGCCATTTGTTCCACGGGGGACACTACATTCGCGCCCTCTGGCGCCCCGCAGGATGTCTGATCGTCGGCAAGCGCCATCTAAAGGATCACCTGTATCTGGTGGTGTCGGGGACCGTTCAGGTTGGCGAGGAAACGCACACGGGCCCCAAGTTGATTGAGTGCAAGGCGGGGACCAAGCGCGCGGTTTACGCCCTCACCGATGCGCTCTGCGTGACCTTTCATAAAACGGATTCTCTCGACGTTGAAGCGGCTGAAGCCGACCTTGTAGAGCCGGACAAAACCAGCCCATATTTGCCGGGCAACAAACTGCCCCTGAAGGAGCTTTCCTAAATGTCCTTCATCGCTGCTGCTATCATCGGGGCCGCCGGAATCGGCGGGGCTCTGATCAGTTCCAAAGCCACGAAAAAGGCGTCAAACGCTGCCGGAAAGGCCGCGACGGACAATAACGCTCTTCAGCGTGAGATTTACGACAAGAACCTCACCAACGCTAAGGGCTATATGGATCGTGGCGAGTTGGCCGGATCGAACATTAATGCCCTTCTGGGATTGGGCGGCGATCAGACGGCGGCTAACCGCGCGTTCGGTCAGTATCGCGACAGCACCGGCTACCAGTTCCAGCTTGACGAGGGTAACCGGGCAATGGACCGCACCGCCGCCGCACGCGGGGGATTGCAGTCTGGCGCCGCGCTCAAGGCCGGTCAACGGTATGGACAGCAGCTCGGGTCCAGTGCGTTCCAAACCTACTTGAACAACCTGTATCAGCAACAGGGGGTAGGGCTTTCGGCGACCAACGCCGTCGCGGGCGTCGGGACCAACTTTGCTAATGCGGTCGGGGCCAACAATAACAATGCCGCCGATGCTACCGGGAACGCCGCACTCGCCAACGCGGGCAACATGAACAGCCTGCTTGCCCAACTTGCCGAGACGGGAAGCTATGCGTTCGGCAAATCGCCGGGTCAAAACCCGTCGTCGTCTCTGGGCCATGGGGGCATCAAGAATGGCTATTAACTGGTCGCTCGGGCAGATTGACCCTAACATTGCCACCAATGCTTTGACGGCCATGCGTGCCGGGCGGCAGGATCGTCGCCAACAGGATCGAGAGAACGCGTTGCGAGCGTATGCCCAAGGCGGCGACGTGAACGCGTTGATGACCGTTGACCCGGAAGCCTGGATGCAATTCCAGCAGGCCGAACGGGAAACGAAGCGCGCCCTTGCCACGGAAGACCGGACGACGCAGGATCGTCACCGGGCCCAAGCCGTGCAGTTCTGGCAAGCGGTCGGATCACAACCCCCAGAAACGCGGGCCGCCTATGCGGCGCAACTCGCCGGGCA